GGCCTGACCGTGATCCCGTTGGAGACCCTGCTGTGCCTGCCCGGAAACTGCTGCTGTGGTCACACGGTGCAGGTGTACGTCTTCGGCGCGGCGGTCGGCGATGTTACCCTGTGGGCGCTGGACGCGCTCCGGCAGGCGTAAGGAGGACGAAGGAATGAAAGAGCTGAAAGAGATCATCCGCGACATCGGCGCGAAGCTGGAAGACGCGGAGTGCTATGCCAAGGAGGCCGTTAAGCACAAGGAGCAGTTCCCGGCGCTGGCCTCCACCTATGCCCGCATCGCTCAAGATGAGCTGGGCCATGTGGACGCGCTCCACCGTCATGCCGTGGAAATGATCGACCAGAAGGAGCGCTCCGGCGCGGAGGCTCCCGCCTCCATGCGGGCCGTGTGGGACTGGGAGCATGAGAAGCAGATCGACGAGGCAGCGGACGTGCGCCGTCTGCTGGACATGTACAAGGCATGAAAGGAGGGGGCGGTGTGATTACGCTGAGCTGGGTGGAGAGCGAAATTGAAAAGTCGCTGCGTGGCGAAGCCAGCGCGAAAAACGTGTACGATCTTGCAGCGCTTTTGACCGTGCGGGCGTATCTTGCCGCCCCATCCGAATCTGTGCAGGCCGAACCGGCGAAGGAAGAAGCACCGAAGGTGTATCTGTCCGACTACTGCGCCGATCTGGACAAGGTTCCGAAATTGGAGCAGGTAGAGCAGGCGCTTGCGGCCGTTGCCGTCGAAACGCCCGAACAGTTGAAAAGGGCGAAGGACATGCGCACGTGGGCGAACATCATCGGCGGAAAAGTCTGAACCTCGTTTTGAACCTCTGAACTGGAAAATAAGGGGTTTTTGAAAAGAATTTGAGAAAATATTTTGGCATAGTAAGACCCCGCAACCCTTTGTGGATGCGGGGTTTTGGATGCTTTGATTTTTGAGGAAATTATCCTATTTATAAAAGCGTTATAATGTAAGACTTCCAAGATGGTTTTTTGACTTTTGAACCTCATTTTGAACCTCTGAACCAAAAAGACGGGACATTTCTTTTTCGACATTTATTTCCGCTTCCAGTCGGCGGCGGTCGGTCACGTGGTCATAAATCTGCCGGATCATGGTGTCGTCTTTGTGCCCCATCCATTGCGCCAGAACCTCAGCGGGAACGTGCGCATCCCTGCACATGGTGCAGAAGGAATGCCGGAAGTCGTGTGTGCGGATGGTGATCTCCCGCCATGGCGGAAGCTGCCCGGCGGCGGCAAGCTCTTGCTGTGCTTTGGTCTTTCCGTACCTGCCTTTTGAACAACCGTTGAGAAGTTCCTCCATCTTGTTAATATAACTGCTCCATGCCTTATAAAAGGCGGATTGTGTGTTTCTCCCGTTCGCTGCTTGAAATGCCAGACCGTGCCGTCCGGAAAGAACGGCGCGAAGTGGATTGAAAAGCGGAATTGTACGAACCCCTGCTTCCGTTTTCGGATCTTTGATTGTCCCTCTGTGATCGTTGCAATAGCTCATAGCATGGCGGACATAAATGATTCCATTGTCAAAATCTACATCCCGATCAATATCAAAAGCCAATGCTTCGCCGCGCCGAAGACCTCCGTAAAGCATGAGCATTGCAGCAATGCCGAAAGGATGATCTACCATTTCATGGACAAGCTGACGTTCCCACGGTTCCAATGCCCGATGTGTCCCGCTGGTACCCTTTGGGAGCTTTATTTTACGCGATGGGTTTTTGAGGATGATTCCATCATCCAGAGCATCCTCAAACATAGCTTGGATCAAAAGCTGCGATTTGTGGATGTAAGAGATGCTGCGCCCGGAAAGGCTGTTGTAGTATTCCGCGACATCTGTCTTTGTGATGCTTCGGAGCATCGTTTCCCCACCCACGTAATCGGAGAATCGTTCTATAAGGCTTGCATAAAGATTGTAAGTCTTTTTACTCACCCCGCTTTTGTACGCCGGGAGCCACCGCAGGACATAGGACATCACCGTCACGTCCTGCGGCTTTTTCTGCGCCTCCTGCCGCTTGTAAGCGTCACGGGCGGCTAATGCCTCGGATTGTGTATCCCCGTAAAATTGAATCCCCTTGTAAACACATTTGTAGCGACCGTCCTTGCGTTGCTTGAGGGTCTGGCGTGGCATATTATTTCCTCCTATTCAGCCCTTGGCGAATGGGCCGACAAGGGAGCGGTTGTAGCGGATGATTCCGCAGGCGGGGCTCGTGATATCCCAAATAAACCACACACAAATAAACGCAATCATAACGACGGCCAGAATACACCATATGCGTTTTTCCTTTTTCAGGGATGTGATTAGCTGCTGCGTAATTTCCCGTTCGTTTTCATACGCTTCTTTCAATGCGTCAATGGCATAGCGCTGGTTTTCCCGTATGTCGGTTTTCTCCTGTTGGTGGACGGCGTTCATGTCGTTGACATACTCCGACGTGTAGCCGTGCTGCGCTGGTGCGTCCTCCGGGATGTCCGGCGGCTGTTCCACGATCTCCAACCCAAGGGCCGTTGTGATCTGGTACACGCGATCAAAGGCGGGGACTGTCGAGGTATTGATAAAATTGTCGATGGTGCTTTTCGGGATTCCGGTCATTGCGGACAGTTTTCCGATTCCGATTTCCTGCCGCCCCATTTCTGCCTTTATGCGCTCCCGCAGGTCGTCCATATCAATAATTGTCCCATATTTGTGGTCAGTTTGTCCCATATTTAGGCCTCCTATTCTGTCGCATTTTGTCGAACGTCCCATTTCTGCCTATTGCCTATTTTGGCGGTGTGTAGTATCACGGAAGCAGAACAGGGCGCAACGCCAAAAGACAACGGGGGAGGAGAAATGAACATGGACTACCGTAACGAAATTATCCGCATGGTACAGGCTGTTTGCCCGGAGAGCGCACTGAAAAAAATCTATAAATTCGTGCGAATGGTTTACAACAGCCTATGCGGGGCGGAAAGAAACAGGGCATGAAAGACCGGCGAGAGGAAACCATTGAAAAGATCGTGAAAAAAGTGTTAGAAATGAGCGACGAAGAATTTCAAAAGTTTCTTGAATTCCTCAAAACCATTTGACTATCTATTGACCAATAGAATATACTGGAACTATCATTAAGGCCAAGGAGGGAAAGCATTTGAATTTTCTATTGATCTGTTTAAGCGCTGTCGTAGCAAGTGTCACGGTTGGCCTGACCGCCGTTGCGGTTGTTATTGCCGCCGCAATCGTGGAAAACACTCATTTTGTCATTAAAGCAACGATCGAATGTCGTCAACGGCAAAGCAGACATCTTTTTGAAGCAATTTGCCAGAAACTAGAAAAGACAAAGGAAGATGGAAATCCTTTAACCCCGAATTATCAGGAAATTTACGACATTGCCCTTCGTGGCTGCCGCCAGACGGCACCAAGACATTCACGTTTGGGAAGCAAAGTTTCCGAATTTCTTCATTCTTGCACCGAACGAATGGGGCTGTGAGGGAATCCATTTCGCTTTTCAACCGAAAGGCGAATGTGACCCGCTCCGCCCCTCGTTCCGGGATGATGATCGGAAGGGAATCCAATTCGATCTTCTTTTCCCCGAAGGGAAGTACGCGGAGATTGATCTCGTTTTTTATCTCCCCGTCTTTCAACCGAAGTCTTGCGTTGGTGAACGACAAACAGGCATGAGTGTTATTGACAAGCGTTGCCAGCACAACCAGCCAGCAAAAATCAGAGGTATAGCCAACGGGGAATAAAAATGCGTCCTCGATAGAAATCGAGCGTCGCCGTCTGTATCTCTCTACGAAAACACCAACAATTAGATTAATCAGTGACAATCCGAGGGCAAGCCCCGCTATTATGTCCCCTACCTCCCAACCCGCCGGTTGGTTTTGCATCAAAAATCATCCCCCAGCGCCGAAAGGCGCTTTTTTATTTTCCATCATCACCCAGGGCAACCAGAATCGCTTCCAACTGCGCGAGGGATTTCTTTTCCAGCTTTTTCAGCACGATTTCTTTCCGCTGATCGGTGCTGTATTTCGGGGCGGTCTGAGGCTGCTCCGGCTCGTCTGCCATCAAATAATCGGTTGGAACTCCGTAATGCCGTGCCAGCTTTGCTGCATTTTGAATTTTAGGTTCGCGAATGGCAGTTTCGTAACGCGCAAGAGAAACACGGGATATTCCGCAGGCTTCTGCGACTGTATCTTGACTTTCCCCGGTTTTCTCCCGGAGTTCCCGCAATCGTTGAGCTATCAAGGTATCTGCCATTATAATCCCTCCGAAAAAATTGTACCACATGGTTACACTTTGCGAAATATCTAATTGGTTACAAAAATTTTGAAAATCGCTTGACACTGTAACCGAATGGTATTATAATATGTTTGTAGCCAAAAGGTAACATAAGGAGGTGCCAAATGGTACTCAAGCAATATCGTGAAAAGATGGGCATGAGCAAAAGCGAACTCGCTCGTGAAACCGGCCTCTCCCGGATGTCCATTGATCGTTATGAAAAAGGCGAGCGTCTTCCCTCCGTCCCCACGGCCCAGCGCATCGCCGCGGCCCTCGGCGTGGAGTGGACGAAGTTCTTTGAACCACCGCCCACAAGCCAAGTATAACCCCGGAAGGAGGCGCGAAACATGGCAGAATTTACGGAAAAAGACCTACGAAAAGCCCGTGAATCAAAGGGCCTGCCCCGCTGGAAGCTGGGCGAGAAGATAGGCGTGAGTGAAAGCACCATCGAGCGCTGGGAAAGCGGCGCGGCCATCCCCACGCCGGAGGACATCGACAACATTGGCGAGGCGCTGAATGAACCCACCCTCTGGCACAAATGGATGCTCAGCCACTACGACAGCTACCGCCGCCGCTACATCGGCTGCGCCGACATGGCTCTGCCGGTGAGCGTGATGCGAAACCGCTACACCATGGCCGATGTGGCCCAGCTGCAGGAGGCCGTGGAGCGGGAC